GCCTTTGGTGAAGTTTCAGACGTAGATAAAGACATCACGATCAATGTGAAGTATGACGATAAATTATGACGTACACTTACGCAGGCCGCTTCCAAAGCAACAGCCCTTTATTGACAGCAAGGCAAAACGTAAAGTTATCCGGGCTGGACGGCGTGGTGGTAAGACGGTTGGCATTGCAATCCTGGCCATTATGGGCTTTCTGTCAGGAAAGCGCGTACTTTATGCAGCCCCCACACAAGAACAGGTAGATACATTCTGGTTTGAGGTCAAGCGGGCGTTAGCTGAACCGATTGATGCTGGGGTCTATAAGAAAAATGAGACCGAGCATACCATCGAACTTGAAGGGTCAAAACAGAGAATTAAAGGTAAAACCGCATGGAACGCTGACACTTTGCGCGGTGACTATGCCGACCTTTTAATCCTCGACGAATACCAGTTAATGAATGAGGACGCATGGGGAATCGTCGGCGCTCCGATGTTGCTCGATAATAACGGTGATGCTGTTTTCATCTATACACCGCCATCCCTTCATAGCCACTCAGTAACAAAAGCCAAGGATCCGAGGCATGCTGCTAAACTCTATGCGATAGCAGAAGCCAGAAAGGGTCGATGGGAGACCTTTCATTTTACATCGTTAGATAATCCCAGACTCAGTAAGGAAGCCCTGGACGATATTATTCAGGACATGAGTAGTCTGGCCTACCGTCAAGAGATATTGGCTGAGGATCTAGACGAAGCGCCCGGAGCACTCTGGACACGGGAATTATTGAATAGCACGAGGGTTATTAAATCACCATCATTTGTGCGAGTAGTGGTGGGAGTTGACCCTCCAGGCGGTGCTACAGAGTGCGGGATTGTGATAGCAGGGCTGGGCAACAATAAACAAGGCTATATTATAAGCGATCGCACTTTAAAGGCTACCCCCGATGTTTGGGCGGGTGAAGTAATTGCTGCCGTTGGGAGACACGCTGCCGATATGGTTGTGGGTGAAGCAAATTATGGCGGTGACATGGTTGAAAATACCATTAAACAGGCGGCTACTTCACGGGATGTAATTGTTAGATACAAGCATGTTCAGGCCACAAGAGGCAAGGCGGTAAGGGCAGAGCCTATAGTAGCTTTATTTGAACAGGGCAGGGCTCATCTAGTGGGCCAATTCACTGAATTAGAGGACGAACTTACGATGTGGATACCGGGCGAAACTAAAAACTCACCGAACCGCTTAGATGCAATGGTATGGGCCATGACAGAACTATTCCCCGCAATACCCGAACCACAGGATGCCATCATAACATATGATTCGATGAAACTCATTGAGGATATAGATTTATGATAGAAGAATTTGAAGCTATATTAAAAGAGGCACACAAATCCGTTGAAGATGTTATCGGCTTAGAGGATGAGGGCTATATTAAGCTAGGCACGACAACAACCGGTGATAATATTTTCAGTGATGCGGAGCGCAAGGAATACGTCCAGAAGTCACGTATTTATTCGCAGAAAGACCCTCTCTGCAAACAAGCTATTAGACTATGGACGGATTATACATTCGGGCCGGGCATGAGCTGGAATACAGAAGAGGAAAACACTAATAAAGCCATGTCTGCATTTTGGGATTCACCGGTCAATGTCTCGGTATTTGCCCCTAAGGGACAACGCAAATGCTCCGATAAGCTGCTTATAGATGGCGAGATATTCTTTGCTATCTTCCTTGGTGAAACATCTACAATTCGCACAATCGATCCGCTTGAAATCACCGAGATTATCACAAATCCGGATGATATCGAGGACGTAAGATATTACAAGCGTGAATGGTCTACGCCTCAAGGACAATCGAAATCAGGTTATTATCGAGGCATACGGAATATAAAGAACGAGAGTACCAAAGATATAACAGGCGCTGACAGAACCCAAACAGAAGAGGCGTTAGTTTATCATCTCACTTTAGGAACTAATCAGCGCGGAGCTCCATTACTTCTCCCGGTGCTTGATTGGGTTAAACTTTATAGACAGTTTCTATCGGCGCGTGTGGCGGTCATGCTGGCGTTAGCCAGGTTTGCGTGGCAAGCTAAGGTTAAGGGAGGATCTGCCAGTGTGGAAGCCATTAAAGGTGTCTTAAATGATACAAAGCCTGCAGCTGGTTCAACATCAGTAGAAAATGAGGCCGTAACTTTGAACCCTGTCAGGACAGATTCAAATGCCTCAAACGCATATCAAGATGGTAGGATGCTTAAACTCCAAGTCTCTGCAGGTGTAGGTATTCCCGAACAGTATTTTGGTGACTTATCAACCGGTAATCTGGCCACAGCCAAGACTGTCGAACTACCCATGATGAAGATGTTTCAATCTTACCAGGCTATTTGGGCAGGAGCTTATAAAGAGATTGACAATTTAATTTTAGATAAAGCAAAAATCCCAGAAGATAAACGATATATTGACATGGACTTCCCGGCCATAGCACCGGAAGATCAGGCGCAGATGGCACTTTCTATCCAGGCGATCATTCAGTCATTCCCTGAGTTTGCCAATGTGCAGGATGTGCAACAGGCCGCCCTTATGTCCCTGGGAATTAATAATGTAAATGAGGTACTTGACAACCTAGACAAGACGTCAAGTGCTAACGAGAGTTTGAAACTGCGCAAAGCTTTAAAACAATATACTGAAGCGTTAAAGGAGAGGCATGTCTAATTTAATTAGAAGTTTACCTATGGATACACGCTATGCCATTGAGGGAGCCAATAGACAGGCATTAATCGATAACATAAATAACCATATTCTTCATGGATGGATAGAGGCGAACCCTAGTGCTGTATATCTCAAAGTTTCGCTATTAGGTGATGGGTTGGGATGCCCTGGTTGTTCGGTTAGTTATAAAACTGAAAATGATGTACCTGAACATTCTGTCCCATGCACCTGCGGCAATCCAGTGCACTGGCTTATACATTATACAGATGATGACACACTAAATATAAAAGAGGCACTAAATGTCTAAGTGGGATAAAACCGAACTAACCAAACTTTATATTGACGAGGGCATGACCCTTGAAGAAATAGGATCTATCAAAGGTGTAAGCAGGGAGAGGGTCAGACAGGTCATGGAGGGTTTTGGGATTAAACGAGAGCACCTTGACAAACCGAAAATCTGTCAAGTTTGTCAGGGGAAAAGATATGTTGAGTTTGAATATGGACTAATCCGGATGCCATGTAAAGCGTGTAATGTTTAAAGCATTATCTGAATTGATTAAGGTTTTAGAGGTTGATATACCTGCTAATCCCCGGAGTCCCAAACATCAAAAGCAGGTTAATGCATTGCAGCATATACTATCTGAATATTTTAAGGACTTGGATAATGCGTTCCCATATTCAAAGCTTGACAGTATCTACAATAAGAATGTAAAAGAGTCAATAGGGCAGGATGCTGAGGATGTCATTGATCCAGTTATAAAAGTCTTAAAAGCTACACTGTTAACAAAACTACGTGGTAAATTGGTAGAGATTTATTTCTCTGGTACCGTAGAAACTGTATCCTGGGGTAAAACAAAAGGCGGTATTCCTATTACTTATGAAGGTCCTCCTATGCAGGCTGCTATTGATTGGGCTGAGAAACATGGTGCCCAACTTGTCACACAAATGGACGAGGAAACTAAACGGAGACTGGCCAATATTATCAGCCAGGGAATAGAAAACAAGCGCGGTGTGCCCGGACTGTCAAAGGATTTACGAACAGCCTTTGGTGATATGAGTAAGTTCCGTAGTGAAATGATTTCTCGAACCGAGACAGCAAATGCGTTATCCCAATCATCATTAGCCGCTATGGAAGATATGGGTATAGATGGCAAAGAGTGGATCGTTAATAATCCCTGTGATATCTGCCTGGCTAACGAGGGGGACGGCCCTATCCCTGTCACACAAGCATTTTCAAGTGGCGACATGGCACCGCCTGCACATCCTAATGCAATATTTGAAGATTCAAAATTCGTATCCTATGGCAGCCTCCACCAAATAATCAGGAGCAAGTATCGAGGGCCTGCCAGGAGCATACAGACGGATAGGGTAACTTTCACCATTGGGCCGAACCACCCGATACTTACCGATAGGGGGTGGGTTAAGGCGAGTGAAATCCATGAAGGCGACCAACTTATCTATGATATGAGGACTGAAAATCTTGGAATATCCAGAGTGAAATCTGACTTCAATCAAGTGCCGTGTGTTAAGGATGTATTTAATTCTCTCGTGTCTATGTTTGGATATGCGACTATTACCAGCCCCAGAGCATATTTCCACGGCGATGAGGTTTTTGCATATGGTGAAATCGAGGTTATACTTCCCACAGTTGACCTGTTGCAAGTATTGGATGCCATAGGAATCGAGCAATTTGGCAAAAGTGACTTCATGTGCCCCAATCCCAACACTATTAACACATCTAGTAGCAGCTCTAGCCTCAATTCTACTAATAGGGTCCTTGTTGCCGCGCCTGGCATCGTGGGCTGCCTTGACCTGGTGGAGCCGTTCTTCTTGGGTCATTTGCTGCCATCTCATTTTAAGTGCACTACTGTTACTCATGTTGAAATCTCCTTCTATGATGGTTGGGCATACGACGCCTCAACCTCAACAGCATTATACAATAGTAGTGGCATAGTGGTCAAGAATTGCGAATGTGCTATCGCGCCGTTTATGTTACAGAAATAAAATCAATCCTGTCAGAACTAGACCGCTCGGAAGGGCGGTTTTTTATTATCCAAAATCCAGGAGGTGATCAATGCCCTATTCAATAGACAACCCGCCGGAGGCCGTTAAAGGACTTCCGAAAAAAGCACAAGAAATATTTATAGCTGCGTATAATTCGGCTTTCGAGCAGTACGATGGTAACGAGGCGAAGAGCACTGCGACTGCCTGGGCTGCTGTAAAAATGAAATATGAAAAAGTTGACGATGAGTGGAAAGTAAAAGAGTCATCCGAAATGAGCGCGGAGAATAAACGCAATATCCTTCAAACTGCATTAACAGATGAATATGCTTTGCACCAGGATGACCCCAGGCCAAGCGGAGTATATATTGAGGATGTGTTTGAAGATTATGTTATTTACAATGTCAATGGCCAGGCTTATAAATCCGGCTATACATTATCTGAGGATGGGACTGCCACTTTTAACGAGCCTGAAAAGGTTATCGCTAAAAAAACCTATGAGCCTATGGAATCACTTCAGACTAAATACTCAGATATTATTCAGGAAGTAGGGCGGCGCAATGCTTCCCTGGATTCTTCGAGGATTAAAAAGATCGTTGAGTTATGTCAGGAGCTTTTATCATCTGAGGATCCCGATGAGAAGAAAATAAAGTCAGTATCAAAAGAGGCTGACTCAACCTTAAAATGGCTAATTGAACAGCGCCTCGTCAAAACAGAGGACGGGGTTAAATATCCCGTGTCCGCTTATGCTTTAGTTGCGGATGCCGAAAAGCCTGAATCGTGGAAGTTAAGAATGTGGGAGGACTTAAATAAAAAGATCACCAAGACCCAGCTTAATAAACTGGCTGCAGCGTTAAGCCCCGGTGGTAAAGAAAAAGTACCCGCTAAAGAGTTATCGGCTGTAAAGAGAAAAATCAGGACGGCATATCGAACTCTTAACGTTTCCGAAGAGGATATTCCGCGCTGGGTTAAAGAGGTAGAGACCAGGGAGAGACTTTTAACCTATACCCCACTTACAGAGGCAAAATTCGATAAGGGGCGGGCAACTGTAATTGTGATTAAGCCTGGATTCAATGCTTCAGAAGATCGGTATTATCCCGCCGAAATGCTTAAAAGAGATTTCAAGGTTTTCGAGGGACAGAAAATGTACGCCGATCATCCTACTGAGGCAGAAGATAAAGCCCGCCCGGAAAGGTCGATCAAAGATTGGGTTGCTACGCTATCCGAAGTAACCTGCGATGAGAACGGAGTTATTACTGGTGTTGCAGAGATAGTCGAACCGTGGCTGATGAATAAACTAGCTTCCCTGCGAGATAAGAAAATGCTTTCAGAAATGGGCATATCTATCAATGCAGTTGGCAGCGCTTCAAAAGGCACGATTGACGGCAAGGAGACACTGGTAATTGAAAAACTCGTTGCTGCTCGTTCGGTGGATTTTGTCACCGAGCCGGGAGCAGGTGGAATCGTCACTTTTTACGAATCGGATAGAACTGATATCGACCTAATAGAAATATCTGCTCTAAAAGATAAGCGCCCTGATTTAATCAAAATAATAGAGGATGATATTAGGGCAAAATTTAACCAGGAGGTAAAACATAAAATGGACTTAGAAGCAAAAGTCAAGGAACTAGAAAGTTCCGTAGAATCCCTTACAACGGAAAATACCGATCTCAAGACCAAAATATCCGAGGCTGAAAAGGCACAAGCAAAAGCCAACGCACAAGCCACTATAAAAGAGGCTATTGAGAAGGCCGAGCTTCCCGCCGCTGCCAAAGACATGTTACTCAAACGGTTTGAGACCGCAGAATCCGCAGACGGGATTACCGAGGCGATAAAGGCCGAGGCTGATTACATCGCCAAGTTATCCGAAAGTGGAAAGGTTAAGGACTTGGGCGGAACGAAGCCCGATGCTGAAAAGGACAGGACCGCTTTAAAGGAATCCTTCAAGCGTATGCACCCAGAATGGACAGACGCACAGATTGAGACTGCTACTAGCGGTAGGTAATCATGGTAGATGGATTTTGGGAGCAAGCGGCAGAGGTTGCGGATAATCCCTATTTGAATGTCTATGCGCAGGCCGGAGAAGAGATTTCATCGACCTATGAGGGTAGACATATCACGATTCAAGAAGTTGTGTTGACGCATGTTGATTTAGGTGGTGGCCTGGTACAGAAAGGCCAGCCCGTAGCTTTCTGGGAAGGCGTAGGGATTGCATTAAAAACAGCTACTTCAACAGCCGAAAACATACCTGTTGACACCGAAGGGATTTGGCGCGTATCGGTCGTATGTTCGGTTGCTGATATTGTAATCGGGCAGTCGCTCTACATTACCAATGCCGGGGTTGTTACCGATGAGACCACGAACGCACAGGCCGTCTTTGGCTACTCCCTCCAAACAGTCACGTTAAACGACACATCAATAATCGCCGTAAAAGTCCATTGGATGACCCTTAATTGGATGTGGTTCTTCTGGTGGTTTATTTACGGACAAAATTAACAGGAGGTAATAAATATGCCAGCATTTGGAGTTTATCCTATAGCTGATGCCCTGACGCCTGGGGATGAAATTTCATCCACTTACGAGGGCAGACATGTCACTCTTTTGGAGAGTGAACTCATACACCCATCACACACAGACGGGTTAGTCGATAAAGGCGATCCCGTTGTATTCGGTACAACCGCACTTCAGGGCGTAGGCGTTGCATTCGCAAGTGCCGCCGCCGCAACTGAATTTATCGCCGTAGATACTGAGGGAATCTGGAACCTTGACGTAGTGGCTGCCGACGATGGCGGGAACTCAGCCGTAGAGGGCGGAGACCGAATCTATATCAGTATAACAACTGGTATCCTGTCAAAGATTGCAGATTCAGCGACAAATATACCCTTCGGCTATGCCCTGGGTCATATTGACGCCGGATCGACTGAAGCAATCGCCGTTAAGGTACACTGGGACCCGATTGATAATGCCATACTTGACAGTGAGCCGTTTTACTTTGGCGATGGTAGGGATGCTAATCTTGCATTCACGGATGCAACCGGAGTTCTGGCTCTGACCATGGCGGTCATTAATCCGACAACCGGACGTATTCTGAAATTATCCGGCGCGGTAGCTGCCCCGAACTTTGGTGATGGCTACGGTGCGTTTGAAAACGAACTCACCGCCAGCGGAACTATTGCAGGAACGTTCGCCGCATCTTCAACATGGATTAACTTTGCTGCCGCGTCTGTACCTGGTGGGAATCTTATCTGTGTCCGTAACGACGGCATTTATCTTCCCACTGGTATCACAACTACCACCGCGACAATGATTATCGGTGGACGGTTACAGTATGTAGATACTGACGGGGCTAATCCTGGCGGGTTGTATTTGTGGTCAACAAATATTTTCGACAATGCCCTGACCGCAATCTTCCATGTCAATGCCGCTGTAGACTTTGCTTGGACAACTGGAGCAAAGACCACCAATGCAGGTTCAATCCCGTTGTTCAGAGATGTCAGCGCAGGGAAAACTTGGTACGTCAACGTTTACGACGGATAAACAGAAATAAAAAGGAGAAATAAGTGAAATTAACCAACGGTGAAATCTTCAACGCACGGCAACCATTAGAAAAACTCATGGAAGTCAAGATGCCTATCAAGGTTAGCTATGAGTTGGCTAAACTGGTCAGTAAACTCAATGAACAATTACAGATCATTGAGAAATTACGGCTGGGATTAGTCAAAACCTATGGTACACCGCAAGATAATCCTTCCATATACAAAGTCATCCCCGGCAGTAAAGGATATTCACAGTTCTTTGAGGAGTTCGGGGAATTAATGGTGCAAGAGGTGAATATAACTTTTGAACCGGTATCTCTTCCTGACACGTTGGAGATTGAGCCGTCAATCCTGATGGCTTTGGAGAAGTTCATCACAATAAAATAACGGAGGTAAATAAATGCCAGAATTTTTGAAACAAATGGAGGATTGGAACGGGTATTCAGTCCTTTCAGAAGCAAAGAAAGACGAAAACCACGAGCGCAAACTGAAAGAGACAGTCGATCTTATTTCAAACGCTCGCGGGCTTTCACCACATAAGCACGAGTATCTAATCCGTGAAGCCTTAACGACTTCAGATTTCCCTTATCTGTTCGGTGATGTATTGGACAGACAGGTACTTGCCCAGTATAAAGCAACCGATTCAAGCTGGAGAAAGTATGTCAGGACTTCAACAGTCCCCAGGCTTGCACCACAGATCGGCGGATACCGCTTTGCAATTACCGGCGGCGATCAGAGGCTAGACAAGGTTGCGGAAAAAGGCGAATATCTTGCATCCGACAGGGACGAAACCCGTTATTCATTATATGTCTACAAATACGGTAGACAGTTCGATATTTCCTGGGAGGCCATTATCAACGATGACCTCGCCGCACTAACCGATACACCGATGCGCTTTGCTAAAGCCGCATTGAGGACCGAACAGTATACAGTCGTTAATCAATATGCGGACGATGACGGTACTCACGCAGCTAATAACCTTTACGACAAAACTACTGCTGGAGAGATCAACGGCTCAGTAGCCCTTCTGTCTATTGCTAACCTGGAAGCAGGTCTTGAGGCAATGGCTGGATGGGTTGATGCCGGCGGAAGCCCGATCTTTAACCGGGCGAAATACCTAGTCGTTCCTCCGGCGTTGGAAATGACAGCACGCCAAATCCTGACATCTGCAACTAAAATGTGGATTCAGGGCGCGACTGACCTGGC